CGCCAACAGGCGAAATACAAAGAACAAGAACTACTCGGTGAGATTGCCAAGATAGACCTGCACTTCGCCATCCAATGCGGCTATCTGATACCCGACAACTGACCTACAAGGTCGTAGTAGGCAAGGTTCCAAGCCTAAATGCATTTTATGCATCAAAGCATTGGACAGTCCGAGCCAAAGCCAAAGAGAAGCATTGCGGTGAAGTGTTGCAACAACTGCAACAGTTCGACAAGTACGAGCTTGCCCACGTTGAAATCAAATGCAGAGTCCACTACCGATACGACTTGGACAATAGCGTGATGGCAATTAAGTTCGCCCTTGATGCGTTCAAGCAATGGGGAGGGGTAAAGGATGACTCGCCCAAATACGTTGACAGAATAAAGATGATCTACGACCCATCCCTTCCAAAAGACACCGCAGAAATTACGTTCACGGGTTGGATGGTATCAGAATAAGTTGTATCTTTGCATAACTTAAAACCAATCAGTTATGACTTTATCTTTTTCTTCAGACGTTTACACCGAAATGGTGCAAGTGCAACAAGCACAAATCCAAGCACTTCAAAACAAGGTAGCAGAGCTTCAAGCTCGCATCGAGATTTTGGAGCAGCAATCAATTCTATTTATCTAAAACCAATCTATTATGTCAAAAATTATTTCAATCACCCCAACGGGGCAATGGCAAGACCTCTTTAAGTTAGAGGTGCGCTTCGACAATGGCGACTTCGGTACTGCCTTTGCCAAATCACAGACCCCACCTTATGCCGTAGGCGATGAGGTTGAGTACACCAAAAATGAAAAAGGCACGGTGAAAATCCAACGCCCGAATCCTTATGGTGGATCAACAGGTGGAGGGTACACTCCTTCTGCCCCCAAAGGCAACGATGATCGCTCCGCTTCTATCATTCGCCAAGTTGCGCTAAAGGCTGCGGTTGAGTACGCTTGTGCTGCCAAGCACGATGTGAACACCATCCTTGCCAACGCAGAGACCTTTAACGCTTGGATGACAGGGCAGAGCGCAGCTCCTGCCTCACACACCGAGCATTTCGCAAATCGCAACGACCCTTTCTGATTGGTTTTATATTAGGCCGTTGCGTGAAGCCCCTCTACGGAGGGGTTTTTTTTATATCACAATTTTTTCTATATTTGTGAACCAATCAGAAACAATGATACATCCCGACTTACTACCTAACGAATCTTCGTTACCATACCTCCAACGTGCCTTAAAGGGCAAGTACTACGACACAGGCAAGCTTGGTGTCTTTGAGATAGACCAATACCTGCGGCTCAAAGACGGTGAGTTAGTGGTTGTAGTAGGACACGCCAACGTGGGCAAGACCCACACGCTGCTTTATCTAATGCTCCTTCAGTCGTACAACTTTGGCAAGAAGTGGCTCATATACTCTGCCGAGAACGAAGTGCCAAGCCTTAAACGAAAGCTTATAGAGTTTTTGGTCTGCAAACCGATACAAGGCATTGATGAGGGGATGATGTTCCGCAAGCTTGACTTCATCAACGAGTACTTCCAATTCATAGATAGCAACAGGCTATTCACCGCATTCGAACTTCTTGAGGTGATGAGTTCCATAAAGAACGAGTGGAACTACACAGGAGCATTGATAGACCCCTACAATTCCCTATCCACAGACCAAAAGAAATTAGGCAAGACAGGGATGCACGAATACCATTACGAGGTAGCCTCTGCCCTTCGGGTCTTTGCCCATCAGAACAACGTCACCACCATAGTCAACGCTCACCCTGTAACCGAAGCAATGCGCAAGACCCACGCCCCGAGCCATACCTACGCAGGGATGCCTATGCCACCAATGACCTCTGACATTGAGGGTGGCGGCAAGTGGGGCAACCGAGCCGATTCGGTTCTTGTGATTCATAGGTACTCGCAGCACGAAACCGATTGGATTTATACCCACATACATTGCCGAAAAATAAAAGAGATGGAGACAGGCGGGCGCATCACGCCCCTTGAAACACCGCTTGTTTTACAGAGCGTGTTGGGTAATGTCGGGTTTGTGATAAACGGGCGTAACTTGCTGCCAATTAAAATGGATGAAACACCTGCGACTGATGTACCCTTCTGATGACTCTCACGACCTTTACATAAGGGAGAAGCAGTTGATGCTTGCAGGGACTGCGATGTGGCTTGCCAAGCAAGCAGCAGACAAAGCAAACGGAAGGGAAGTACAGGATGATCTGCTCCACCACGTTATGTCTTGCCATTACGCAGACCTACTCTTGCAGCAGTTTATTGACTACCGCCAATTCACCGAAGGCAAGATGAACGAAATGTACTTGGCGAACTCCAAGCTGCGAGTTGATGCCGAGCAAATGATATACGAGATACAACGCTTACAGGGAATTATTGAGGATCAGTTATGAAGCAGATTCTATCACCCTTTCAGAAGTACGAATGCTTTGCAGTAGATGGAGTGGATTACCTTGTGGTTGACTATACTATCGTACAAGACAAAGATGACAATTTAGTAGAATGGGCGAGTGAGATGAAGTTCAAAAGACTAAAAGATCACAAGCACTTCACTATGCCAATCACCAAAATAATAACCAATCATCAAGAGGGCAGAGCAAAACTCTGCAAATGCAAATGAGACCATTTGAAATACGCCAACTAAAAGTAAGCAAAGAGCAATACTTCGCCCGTTTGGGTTTTCCCGATAACGGAGGCCGTGCGCACAAAGAAAGCACCGCAAGAGCAGCATTCGTATCAGCATTCAGAAACCACGCCACGCTCCACGAATTAGGAGAAGCCATAGACAAAGACCATAGCTCGGTAGCCTATGCCGTAAGGATGCACAAAGACCGTCTTATTTACGGGGACTATCAGCACTACTACAAGGTTGCGTGTTGCGTTCTTGAGGAGAACCCAATGGCTTGCATTGACAAGCCCGACTTTGAATCTATGCAGGTTGAACTAAATAAACTCAATGATGTGGTAGCGGAGTTATCTAAATACAAAGAATTATATTTAACGCTAAAGAAGACATTTGATGAATTTTAACGTAGGCTTTTATCCCATCTATGGGATTATAGTAGGTGCTAATTGGTCAAAGACCGACTACCTTGAGGAGGATATTGTAATGCACACGGTTCAGTTTGCATTGTTTGTGATAATGGTAGAAATCACTTGGGACTCCTCGCAGTATTAGCAAAGCGGCAGACCGATTGGATTCGGATGTGCAAGAGCTTCGGGGCGAGTGATGACCTTGCCCAAGAGCTTGTGCAGGAGATGTACGTTAGGTTGTACAAATACGTTGATGACGCAGAGAAAATAATGTACAACGAGACGGAGGTGAACACCTTCTTCGTGTACGTTACCCTGCGCAATATGTACGCCACCTTGATGCGCACAAGGTCAAGGTTTGAGTTTGTTGACGTGGACATCCTTGAGGAGTTTATTTTTGAAGACACCAACGAAGATGCGGAAATACAACTCATTCAACTTTACGACAGGGTATGGAGTACCCAAACCGATTGGCATTGGTACGACAAAAAGATATTTGCGCTATACCACAACACCGATATGTCTATTCGCACGTTAGCCGATGAGACCAAGATTTCAGCAAGATCAATTTTCAACACACTAAAAAATGCAAGAGAGCGAATCCAAGAAGACTGCGAAGAGTCCTACAAAGCCTACAAAGAAGCCAAGCGGCTTGGGTGATACCATCGAAACAATCACAACTGCCACAGGCATCAAGGCTGCGGTAGATTGGTTCAGCGAAGCCACAGGCGTGGACTGCGGATGCGATGCCCGCAAGGAGAAACTAAACAAGATATTTCGTTACCGCAAGCCCGAGTGCTTGACCAAAGAGGAGTATGAGTTTGTAGGCAAGATGCGAGGCAGGAACACCGTCACCGCCATTGAGCAGACGGAAGTGAATAGAATCTACAACCGAGTCTTTAAGGATTCGGTAAAGCCCACCAACTGCGGCTCTTGCTTGAGAGGTAGGGTGCAAGAACTCGAAACCCTTTACAACGCCTATTAGTGTTTTATACTATTGACATCCCTGCCCCCTTATTTAGTGAGCTAAACAAGAACTCACAGATAAACCAATTCTTTGGCAAGGTGTATGTCGGTGAGTGTATGCGGTTGATCTCTGACTACTATGAGAGCAACACCCTAAACAATCAAGAAGGGTGGCAAGAATACTACAAGGAGGTACAGGGCTTTGAGGGGCTTACTGTTGTATTCGAAGAACTAAAGACAAGGCTCCCTAATATTGAGGAGCAACAGATTAAAAAATACATTTGGCATCGTGTAATCGGGCAGACTTGGAATGGCTACCAAAAGGAGTTGATTGTAGTAAAGGAGCTGAACGCAGCGTTCCCCGATGCACACTTTAAGAAGACGACCTTTAACATTGATCACGACTATTGCATAGATGCGGAGATGTTCTACAACAAAACTCTAATGCTCGGCTTGCAGATAAAGCCCGAATCGTACAAGGCGATGGGCAGTCCATACCAACTCCGTGCAAAGGAGGCGCATCGCGCCAAGAACGAGCGATACAAGCAAGAGTTTGCACCCTATGTGTACGTTTACTACGGCAAGGAGGGTATAATGGATAAGGAGCAACTATTTAATCAAATCAATTTATTTTTACACTATGCCAATACCTAAAGTTCAAAGCGGTGAAAAGCAATCCGAATACATCCAACGCTGCTTGGAGGCTATCGGAAGCGAATACCAAGACAAAGATCAAGCAGTAGCAGTTTGCTACACACAATGGAAGGAGGGCAAGTAGTCCTCTTTTTTTTGTTTGGTTGTTGGTAATTAAATAATTTGTTATATATTTGACAAACATTTAATACCAATCAGAATGAAACTACTACTTAAAAACATCACCTACTTCTGCGCTCTTGCGCTGACGTTTTGGGCATACCTGTGGACTCTTGAACTTCTTGGGATATGATATTTACTTATAACGACCTAAAGTTTTGGCTTGAAGATGCCGACCTACTACCGCAGTCTTATTGGGATGCACTTGAGGATTACGACCCCGACAATAAGAACTCCGATGAGATTCTTGCCAAGTTTCTTGGCTATGTTCACGTTGCTGACTTCTACAACTACGAGATGGACATCACCTACGTTGAGGAGACCTACAATGAGGATGGCTACACTAATACCGTAGCCTACCCCACGACATCCGTTTACGGAGAAGCGCCAAAACTTGCTGAAGACATCTACGCCAAGTGGCTGAATTGGGCAACAACCGTAGCATCAGAAGAATAAAACCAATCAAATGAAATACGCAACTATATCTCAACTGTTGAGAGAAATGCAGGGCGATAAGCTCTCAGAGGGAATACTCAAAAGCATAGAGACTATTGAGAATATACACTTGCAGCTCGCCTACGATGCGGGCAGCTCGTTTGTTACATTCGACAAGTGGCACGAAGCAACATTCAAAACAGAAACAAAATGAAAATAATAGAACTTTTAGACGGCAGCACTTGGGATATGGACACAGTCCTTGAGAAGATGCAGGATGACTCCTTCTACTACGGCAACCTCTCAAAGAATGCCCTATCATCATCGGCTTGCAAGCTGCTGCTGACCTCACCAAAGACCTACCACTACGTCACCAAGTACGGAAGCGAAGACTCTGATGCCTTTGCAGTTGGTCGCTTGGTTCACCTGATGGCTCTTGAGCCGCACAAAGTAGCGGACTACGAGGTGATTGAGGTGCAGAGCAAGAACGCAAAGGCTTGGCAGGATGCGAAGGGCAAGCGTAACCTTTGCACACGCAAAGAGTACAACGAGGCACAGAGGATATCCGATGCGCTCCTGCGCAACGAGAACGTGCTTGGCTTGATCACAGGCTGCGAGTTTGAAGTGCCAAAGATTGGTATGATTGGAGGCTTGCCATTTAGGGCAAAGGCTGACATCTACGCTGATGGATTCTTGGCTGACTTAAAAACAACAACCGACCTACGAGCATTCCCCTACTCTGCAAAGAAATATGGCTACGATGTCCAAGCGTTTATCTACACCCGACTCTTTGGAGTGCCGATTGATAAGTTCTTTTTTATCGCTATTGACAAGGCAAGCCTTGACATAGGCATCTACTCCGTTAGCCCCGAGTTTGTGGCAGAGGGTGAACGCAAGACCCTTGAGGCAATAGAATTGTACAAGCAGTTCTTTATCTTGGGTGAGGACTTGGACTCATACACCATAGTGGGCACGTTATGACCGAGCTTGAGCAATACATCTACCGCCACGTCATTGACCGCTTGCCTAATATGGTTGAGGACTTAAAAAACCATAAGTATGATGGCTTGGTGCAATATCCATTTCATCTTGATGGTTGTATAAACTCAGTTCTATTTGAGCTTCAAAATAAAGTAGCAAAGCCAATTCACATTGAATACAAATATGGTTTTGGCGAAGCCACACCGCTAATTGGCGGTAGTACCGCTCTTTTTGATGAGTATGAACTTCGTAAAATACCCATAACCATTTAGCCCAAATAAACTATGACCGATATATCTAAATGCACAGGAGAGGGCTGCGCCCTCAAAGAAACCTGCTACCGCTTCACGGCAACAACAGGAATGTATCAGTCCTTCTTTTTTGAAGTACCAATCAAGAACGGCAAGTGCGAATACTATTGGGATATTAACCTTTAACACCAAAGAGAAATGAGAGACCAATTCATAAGGATAGCGATGGCGCAATTGCGCCCCGCTTATCCGTTCCGACCCCAACGTAACGCAGTAGCTGCAAAGATGTGGGTGCGCTTCCTTGAGCGCAAAGCGATGGCGCAATGGTATAAAGACCAAGAGGCTAATTTATGATTAGACCCTTTGTGCTTGCCTTCCACAAGCAGAATTCAGGTGTATCACACCACAGGACATTTGCACCCTTGATATGCCACAAGGATGTAGATGTCTTTTTTATTGAGAAGATTACGGACATTGACCCCGAGATATGGCCAAAGGTAACGCACATCTTTACCTCAAGGGTATTTCCTGTTGAGCCGTTTGAGGACTTTGTAAAGCTCTGCCGTAAGGAGGGCATCAAGCTAATCGTTGATAACGATGATTGGTGGGTGCTGCCTCCCACGCATCCTTTGCTTGGGGTATATTCGGATCAGATGAAGATGAAGATTATTCGCTCTATGAAAGCAGCAGATGAGGTATGGGTAACCAACAAGCACCTTGCCTCAAAGGTCAAGAAGTATAATACCAACATCCGAATCATCCCCAACGCTATCAGCGTACCAACGTGGCAGGTAGAGCGTAAGCCAAGCGAAGAAGTACGATTCGGGTATATCGGAGGCAACCACCACGCATTAGACGTAAGGGAGTCAACCATCAACCTTGAGGGGTATGAATCTTATGTTGCGGATGTTGATGGGTATGCGGAAATAATGAAAGCAGCATACAAACTCCCAACGATGCCACCAACACACTACCACAAGCTCTATGAGTTCTTTGATGTCAGCCTCGTGCCGCTTACGACCTCCGAGTTTGCCAAGTGCAAGTCGCACCTAAAGATGCTTGAGGCGGGCTTTAGCAAGTGCGCTCTGATAGTGAGCAACACGCAACCCTATTCTCCCTACATCACAAAGGACAACTGCATTGCCATCAAACACCCAAGCGAGTGGGCAGGAGCAATCAAGAGACTAAAAGAAAACCCCAACCAAGTGGCTGACCTAACGGAATCGTTATACGAGTATGTGCAGGACTTCACGATGGATAAGATAAACGAACTCCGATGCTTTACATAGTCACGCCCTGCTCACGCCCTCAAAACCTTGTGAGGCTAAAACAAGGCATACCCGAATACGCAACGTGGGTGGTGATGATGGATGCCTCTACCAATTACAAGGGAGCAACAAGCGCATCAATCACACACTACTCCAACCGCACAGGTGATTGGGGACACCCCCTACGCAACGAGTTCCTTGAGTTGTATGCTGATTCCTTTACCAAAGAGGATTGGGTTTATTATCTTGATGATGACAATGTGCTGCACCCAAAGTTCCTTGAGGAGTGGAGCAACCTGCATAGCCTTGACTGCTCAATCGTAACGTGGGGACAAGTGGGCAGGCTACGCCCTACCGACCAACCAAGAGTCGGCAACATAGATACCGCCTGCTATATGTTCAAACCACACGATCTGCCCAACCTACGCTTTGAGATGACGTACGAGGCAGATGGTACTTTTGCCCAAGCAGCATCCGAGCAAGGAACACTTATCTGCGTAGAGCAGTACCTTTGTTACTACAACGCACTAAAGTGAAGAACCACACGAAGGTCTACCTGAAAGCATTTGGTTACACTACAACTGACTTTATAGCCTGCGAGGTATGCGGAGCGCAGGCGCAGGACATCCATCACATAGAACCGAGAGGTATGGGAGGGAGCAAGATGCGAGACAACATAGAGAACCTTATGGCATTATGCAGGGCTTGCCACCACGAGGCTGACTTCGGTACTAATCTAAAGAAGGACTACCTTTACGAGGTTCACAACCACCACCTGTCAAAAAGAGTTATTTAGTTATGCAAAGAGCAGCAATCGGTACAATCATACCAAACCCAACCAATCCAAGAATAATAAAGGATGACAAGTTCAAGAAGCTTGTAAAGTCCATACAGGAGTTCCCACAGATGCTTGAGCTGCGCCCAATCGTAGTAGATGGCAATATGGTGGTGCTTGGTGGGAATATGCGCTTAAAGGCTTGCATAGCCGCAGGACTGAAGGAAGTACCCATCATCATAGCCGACCAATTAACGGATGCACAAAAGGGTGAGTTTATCATTAAGGACAACGTAGGCTTCGGTGAATGGGATTGGGACTTACTTGCAAACGAGTGGGATGTAGAGACATTGGAAGATTGGGGATTGGAGTTGCCCTTTGACAATACGCCTGCGCAAGAAGCAACAGACGATGATTACGAAATACCTGAAGGCTTAATCTCATCAATAGTACTTGGCGATGTAATTGAAATAGGTCATCACAAACTTTTATGCGGCAGCAGCCTTGAGACGGATGAGTGGGCAAAGATTATGGGAGAGGAGCTTTGCGACCTTGTGGTAACTGACCCACCTTACAATGTGGCGTATGTTGGCAAAACAAAGGATGCCCTTACTATTCAGAATGACAAGATGGAAGGCTCAGACTTTTATCAGTTCCTGTATGACTTTTACACCGCACTTGGTTCTTATACGAAGGCAGGCGGCTCTTGGTATGTTTGGCACGCAGATAGCGAGGGCGCAAACTTTAGAAGGGCAATGGCTGACGCAGGCATACTTGTAAAGCAATGTCTTATTTGGGTTAAGAACTCAATGGTTATGGGGCGGCAGGACTATCAATGGAAGCACGAGCCGTGCCTTTACGGATGGAAAGAGGGCGCAGCCCACAATTGGTATTCAGACCGCAAGCAGACAACAATACTTGAGTTCAACCGCCCACAAAGAAACACGGAGCATCCCACAATGAAACCCGTTGAACTTATAGCGTATCAAATACAAAACTCCTCAAAGGCAGGAGACCTTGTATGCGATGCTTTTTTGGGAAGCGGAACTACAATGGTAGCAGCCCACCAACTCGAGCGCAAGTGCTATGGTATGGAACTTGACCCCAAGTATTGCCAAGTCATAATAGACCGAATGCACAAGCTCGACCCATCCCTTGAAATCAAAATAAACGGCAAGCCCTATGACAAGTAGTGACATCCATAAAAAGGCAATGCTTGATGCGTTGGAGAAATCGTTAGGGGTTGTTACCTCCGCTTGCAAGAGCGTTGACATCGCAAGGCAAACGCATTACCGATGGCTGCAAGAGGACAAAGAATACAAAGCAGCAGTCGAAGAACTATCAGACGTAGCGATTGACTTTGCAGAGAGCCAACTGCATAAGCAGATAAAGGAGGGCAACTCAACTGCTACTATCTTTTTTCTAAAGACCAAAGGCAAGAAGCGTGGGTACGTGGAACGCCAAGAGGTAGACGTATCTTCGGGCAAGCTATTTCAAATTGAAGTGCTTGGAGAAGATTCAGACCAATAAAGTA